TTATCCTCTTCGTTAATATAAGTAAGTTTAAAGGTACGCTTCTTTAGCTTGGTGTAGCTCTCTAATAGTTCTGAAAAGTAATCCATATTATATTATAGCCAAGTGAAAGAGGCTCAGTCTGATTGCAATACCAGACTGAGCCCTCTATACTTAAGCCTCTCCTACCTTAGGAGGGGTTAGCGTAGTTGTAGGCATTCATGAAATCATACTTAAAGGTCACAGTCAACTGATGAAACTGGTTTTGTGAGTAGTTAAACTCTGAAGCACTCCATGAAGTAGGGTAAACACCATAAAGTTCGATGGTTGAATGAGGGGTCATTGTATTGTCAAGCATTACAACTTCCACTTTATCAGCTTTAAAACTTTGCCCACTACCTGGTTGTGCGCTCTTCGTCATCTCACCCGTGATAGGATCATATGTGTTTCGGAAGTAGCGGAACAAATCAGAAGCTGTTTCACGAAGGTAAAGGTTGTCGAAGTCCACGGTAAGTTCACCAGGAGTTGTTTTGCCTGGGTAGAAAACCTTGTCATTAACACGATCAACAGTAATCGCTTCGTTCTTCATCTCCAAACCACCTACTTTCTTGGCTGCAAGAGTTAGATCAGATTGATTCGTAACATTTTCGGGAAGCCCGAAGAAGTGAATCTCAAACTGATATGTCCTTACTGAATCCAGATCCGTAGAAATGGTGGGGAGTCCCTGACCAGGGGTGAAACTGCGGTCGTACTTAGTCTTGTAATAAGATGTTGCCATTATTTAATTCCTTATAAGCTACCTAATTGAGCCGATTGGTTGGTTAGGTTAATTTCGAAGATGAGGATCTCAGCAGTCTTGGTAGGCTTAACGAGAACCTTAGTCCATAGTTCGTTTCGATCAATTCGGAGCGGAGTATTAACAGACTCGTCACAAACCACACGGAACTGGGTGATACCTCTTCTTCTCTTGATATCATCAAGGAAGGGGTTGAGAACACCTTCGATTTGTGCCCAAGTGAACTCATCGTTAGGCTCGAAAACAAATCTTTGCGTTGCAGCAAGGATTACCTTGCGGATGTAGATCATAAGTCTGCGGACATTAATCCTGTCCAGAGCAGAAGGAGATCGTTGTGTAGTTCTTTGACCAAAGATAGTGATACCTTGTTGGGGGAAAGAAACGACAGGGTTAATGACGTTACCACCACTGTAGAGGCTGTCTCTATCACCTTGGTTCAGTTTGACTTCTACCTCTGTAGGCTTCGTCAGGCGACCTCTACGGTATCCAGCAGGAGCAAACCAGCTATCAGCCACAGCATCAGTGAAGCACATCTGCCTCGCACCGTAGATAGAAGGGTCTAACCAGCGATCAATACCATCAAAGACGCTGAATACTTTAACCCAAGGCCAGTAGATTGCAGCGTAGGAGCTATTAATAGCAGAGGTTCTAGAACCAGCAGTGGTTGAAGATTGTCCATTACTCCAATCAATTGCGTTCTGAACAGTACCGACTGCCACAGGAGGAGATACCAAAGCAAGGAAGTTTTGAGTAGACTGAGCAAGCGTGATTAAAGCATTCTGAACTGCCTCCGTTTGGATTCCTGGAACGAGGGCAATACCAATATTAACAGTGGGATCATCCAGAGATTGCATACCTGTCTTGGGATCTACAGCAGCCGAACCAATCAAGGCAGCCGTAGCAGTACCTGCTCCGTCACCGTTAGTTCCACCTGCCAGGTTCGTTGTAGTAACAGGAACTAATTTGTTCCATCGTCCACCACTTATAGTAGTAATAGCCACTTCAGCAGGAGTGCCAGTACCAGTCCTCGTTGCCTGACCAGGTTCTAAGAACTGGGTCCTCATTGCAAAGTCGTTAACTCCAAACAGTGAAGCCGTTAAGCCTTCAAAGTCAGTGAGTTTCGTGACTGCAACATCAGCATCACTCTTAACCAAGTTTGCTTTAATAAGAGCGGACTTGGCATTTGTTGCCCCTGTGTTGATTACGTCTTCAATGAAAGACCCTGAACCGACTAAGCTTGTTTTAAATTGTTCAGCAGTAGTTCCATCTTGATTAACATTAATACTAAAGTTTTGAGAACCTAAAGTGTTAACCGTAATAGTGTTACCGCTTGCTGTTCCATCTGTTCGAGATCCTGCATTATAACCAGCACCAGGGTAAAGTGATTCAATTCTATATGCAGTAGAGTTTGTTCCCGTAGCCACTGTTGTAGCACCATAAACTCTAACCGCAGAGACATAGAGTCCAGACACACCATAAGTAGCACCGATGCCTCCACTAGGAGCGTAAACAGCCCTTAGAGCAGCAACACCATTAGACTCCTTAAAGGCAGTCCCTGTGCAAGCAGACACGCCCAGAGAAGCCCCAGACCCTGCGTAGGACCCAACGATTGCCCCAGAAAGAGCAATCCCTGCGGCGAGAACGGGATCAGGATTACCAGTGTAGAAAGCACCGATTGTATCAGCGTCTAAACCACCTCCTATAATTTTTCTAAGAGCTTCTCCCTGACTAAGCGCAGTTCCTACTGGAACAACGAAGTCTTTACCCAATCCACCATTATCAGGGTACTGGGCAACATTAGCGTTGTTATAAGCTTGAACTCTGATGGTAATGTCTCTGCCAACCCCAAAGCCCTCTGCGACAGCAGCATTAGTTGCAGCCCCAGAAACAAGGAGCGCAGGGCATAGGCCCATTGACATAGTTGCAGAAGCATCCGCAGCAGTAGCAGAGTCAGCAGCCCTGATAAAGTACAGGCTGTTGGTTTGTTCTAAAATTTCTAAAGCACCTTCTAAGCCTTGCCCAAGGAGATCTTCTGAAGGTTGACCAAAAGTATCAACAAGTCTGTTCTGACTCGTAATCAGTGTTGCTTTGTTTGTCGGACCTCTACCAGCAAAACCAACAATCCCTACAATAGAGGTGTTGATTGAAGGAGCGTACTCCGAAATATCTTTTTCAATGGTGTAAACACCAGGGCTAACGTAATTTGCCATAATTTATCTCCTAAGCGTTGGAAATCTTAAAGATTCTACGTCTGTGTAGAGTCTGAATTTGTTCTGTGATGTAGTTCTCTGGAACTACAATGCTCTCCCCTGGCTTCATATAGCGTTCTTTGCAGCCCTTTTCTGTATTAAAGTAAATGGCAAGCGTTTGAAGACTATCGTTTTTTACAACTTTCATGATTAACTAACTCCTACCTATATGTATCATCCTAACTACTGCTTTTTGAAAACTTTTTATCAAGGAGGAGCAGCGGACTGAGTTACATTAAGGGGAAAGGCTTCAGTCCAATTAGTTTCATCAGATTCAGAAACAGTAGAATCTATATCAGCGAATACAGCGTAGTAGGTGGGGGGCAATAAACTATCCCATCTTAGTGGATCTGCTAGTTGTTCAAACGTACCCGAAGACACTGCGCCTGGGCCTAACTCAGGGATGTATGCCGAATCTATAAGAATAGCCCCAAGCCAGAAAGCTGCTTCTCTTGTCAGAAGGAAGGGACCTCCATCTTCAACCGTGGGGGGCAATTGCCAAAGACCAACAGTGAACGCGCCTGCGGGTGCTTGGGCATCATTTTTTATAGAATACTCAAACTCCACTGGGCCTACACCAACGGTCAAAGGGTAGGGAGCTATTAAATCTTCAGGAGAAAATGAAAACGATTCTACTACTAAGTTAGGTACCGTACTTGTATGAGAACTTCCACCATTACCATCTTCGTCACTACCTCCACCAGTAAAGCCTGTTCCTGCAAAAACTCTACTATTCCCTCCTGGATTAGTGAGGGCAGCGCAGTGAATTGCTGGCAAGGGGCATGGAGGGTGGACCATTATAATATCCCCAGGCATAGACACGCTAAAGCCTTCTACAAAAACTTTAGGGCTACCTGGTCCTAATATTACACCAACTGCTGTGTCTATCCCAACCCGACTTACTCCTAAACCAGTAGCTGTTACTTTAGAGCTACCCGTTTGTGGGTCCCCACAAGTTGCCATTAAAGATTCAGTTTCAACTCCAGCCATTACTTAGTCTCAATCTTATATTCTTCAATCATACCCGTAGACGTATAAAGGAATTTGGGACTAGGGATATATGTTCTAAGAACGATGTTCATAGTTTTCTTTAGGATCCTATCAGCTTTATCAGCAACAGTAACCTCACCAACATCATCTTCAGATTCAAGATAAGCTTTGGCTAATGTAGAAAATTCAGTAGGGACTTGCATCTCAGGGTTGAACTTTAATCTAACCTGCTCAAGCATCTGATCCATGTCAGACATATACTTAGCCCAAAGATTTAGCTGATACTTAACATTAACAGCCCTAGGTGCTAAACTTAAAACCCTTATCGCTCTACTCTTATCCTTATCCCAGTACTTCTCATTAACCAATAGACTTTCTGTTCTCTGTCTATCGGTGTCGTTATCTGAAGTAGTCTGTCCTATAGATAAGATAGGTAGAATAATATTGTTCTCTTGTTTGAGTTTGGCAATTGCTCGTTCAGCGTTAGCATGAATGCACTTAACATCAGTCCATTTTTCTTCTGAACTGATGTAACCAATATCACTAAACTCTGAAATCATAGCTCGTAAAGACTCACGGTAGATGAAAGACACGTTATCTCTAGCCTTTGTCATTTTGTAAATTACTTTACGAACATCACCTTCTCTGGTTTGCCAAGTATCATTTCTACTAGTATAGGCAGATGCATCCCAAGTTACATTTATACCACTGTTATCTGTGTACTTAACTTCAGCCATCTATACCTGCATACCCCCCAAGCTCATCGCTGACTTGGGTAAGAGGTGTGTCCTGCACATCAGGGGCATCACGGAGAAGTTTAGCAGAGCATACTAAGTGATAAACACCATACGCCTCAAAACTATCTTCAACTACTTCAAAAATTTCATACATTTGATCTTGAAACGCAGGCTTTACAATATCACCAGAGATAACTGAGCGACCAATTTTTCTTTCAATGTAACTCTTATTGAATGTAAACAATTGATCGTTAGTTAACTCAATACCAAACTGAGTAAGCTCCTCGCTCATAGAAGTAGGATCATAGTGACCATGGACTGTGATCGCATTCTTAGCGATAGGCTTGTTACGAGATTCCATATAAACCTCATCATACTCGTCAGTCTGGTAATACTTATAAAAAGAAAACTTAGAACCAGCAAGACGAATCATCTCATCATCAACCAAATTGAATAGGTTAATGTCTGGGTTATCCTGGTCGAAGAGGTTGAGAAGACTCTCTCCCTCATCAAGGTCAGGAAGCTCAGGGAGCTTTGTCGTTACTTTGTAGTTCTTTTTTGCCAATTACCTGTCTCCAGCGTCCTGAACCTTCTTCCTGCTATGCTCTGCGTCAGCCTTCGCTTCTTTTGGGGTTTCAGCGGGGAGTCCCTGAGGACCTTTGCCTCGTCTAGACTCGCCTCTTCTACGATTCATTGATCCTTGAACGAGATCAGAGACGTTTGGATTCGTATCAGATTGAGTCTTCTTATCAATGTTAGCCTTGGTCTTCTCAGTCTCTCTCTTAACTAAAGGATCTTTAATAGCAGCGGTTCCACCATTTGTATCTTTTGCTTTACCGAGAGAATCATACCTTTTAGCAGTAGGGCCTTTAGGGAACTCAGACTCAACAAGACCAAGAGCTTCAGCCATTAAGACACCAAGCCTTTGATACGCTGTGTTTTCTTCTTGAGGTTTCTTAGGATGCTCTCCTCTATCGTAAGCTGCTCTATTTGCTATTTGCTGTGCAGTGAGTTTAGGAGCCTCTTTTTTACTTTCAGGAGTCTCGTTTCTGCGTTTTCCACCTTGTTGCTGAGTGGCAGTGCGCCTTAAATCTAGAGAAGAGCGAGCTTCATTAGTTGGCCCTTCCATTTCCATTAATTTTCTAACATATGCATTTTTCATTGTGTGTTCCTCTAAAT